CGTACCTTTGTGTAACGCCATCCGGGAGAGGCCCAAGCTGGTCATGCATACGCTAAATGACGTAGATGAAGGGAGTGATGACACAGATGGCGGCAGCGACCAAAAAGCCCCCGATTGTTGAGTATGAGGTCTATGTCGATTGGGGAGACAAGTTCGTGTTCAAAGCGCAGAAGGGGAGCATCTTCATCTGCAACGGCGAGTGGATCGCGATCCCGAATGCCCAGTCAATGAACAACAGACCGATAGCCGTCCCGAAGGAGAAGATCAAGTACATCATCACCAACGGCACGGCATGAGGAGGACAGAATGGATTTAGTCAAGATGTTACGCAGCTACGCCAAGCGGGAGGACATCAGCGCGATGGATAGGTCGCTCATGTTGGAAGCCGCTGACAAGCTGGAGAAGTACCAGAAACAGGAGGAGGAACGGAAGGAAATGGACATCCCGCTGAAGGAGAAGCTGAAGGAGGACAAGGCCAACGCATACGATGCCATGTGCCGTATCGGGGCAGACAACGAGATCTGGCAAGACCAAGTGGTCTACGGCCTGTGCAAGGCTGTGTTCGACATCATAGAGAAAATCGAAAGGAGCGAGAAGTAATGTATCAAAGTGACATTGATGAGGTGTACAAGAAGTTCTTTACCGCCGTCAAGAAGGCCGTGACCGTGAAGGAGGCAGTTCTCATCGGGGATGATACTGGTGAATTCAATTTTGGCGATGATGCCTACACCATGATCGCTAAAGTCAGGGGCATGGTCGATCTGGTTGATGGACTCGTCAAAGAGGAGGAAGAGTGAGAGAGTATCTGTACGGTATGCGGCTCCGGGGCGCTGGCCCCGGATGCCAGCCTAAGGAGGGGCTGATGAATGTTTACTACGGGAGCCAGTACGGCACACGGGTGTACCACAACCTCATCAGTTACTCCCGGCGGCTCACGAAGGAAGAGGAAGAACAGTACGAACTGGACTTTATCAACGAGAATGAGGTGAAACGATGAGCGAAGGCGAACTGGTATTTTACACGGCGGCGGCTGCTTTTGAAACCGTCAGGCAGATGCTTACGGCTGGTCACTACGTTGTCATGGTCTCCCGTGAGGAGGAACTGTGGATCGTGAACTATCAGTACTCCGATACGTGCAGCAGGAACGATGTGATCTTCATGAGCCGGGAGGACTTTGAGGAGAAGTATTGCGAGGTGGCAAAGGATGGCGAGTAGCTACGAACAGCTGGTCAAGGCGTTGCGGTATTGCGGCAACTTTACAGAAAGGGAAGGATGCGCTGAATCTTGCGAATACCTCAATGACATGGATTGTCCGAATAGAATCATGTCCGATGCCGCCGCCGCAATCGAGGAACTGCAAGCCGAATTAGACAAATACCATGAGTTGTGCGATGTGGGGGAGATTCCCGAAATCATTGAAATCATTATGACCGTATAACAAGGAGGTACAACATGAATAGGGATAACGTATACAAACTTTGCGAGAGAATAATAGAGAAGCGTAACGGGTATTATATTTCGGAAATTATGCTTTCTAAAGAAGCTGTTGATGCGATTATAGATTGCGCTGTATGTGAAGCCGTTGAAGCCATGAAAAGTATGGGATATGTTTCGGGGTTATTGAGTGAGGCGAAAGAATGAAACAGCCAATAATTATATGTGGGTTCCCCGGAGTTGGAAAGACATCATGCGCGAGGTGGGCGAGAGTGCTTGATGCAGAATCGTCTGCGTTTTCACACATCATCGACCCAGAGGCCATGACTTGTCGAAAAAACGATGAGTTCCCGACAAATTACATCGACATGGTGGAAAGAGAGATAAAATCCGACATATGGGACATCATATTGCTTTCAAGCCACAAGGCTGTGCGGGACGAGTTGAAACGCCGAAAGATCAAATTCGTGGCCGTTTGTCCACAAATTGATTGCTTGCCTGAGTATCTTGGGAGGTATCTAAAACGAGGGAGCGACTACGATTTCATGGTAGATATTGCTAACAACTGGGGCAGATACATCAGCGACATGGCAGACGAGGAACTATGTATCACTTTGGAAAAAGGGCAGTACCTTTCGGACGTTCTGCCGCTATTTTAGGAGGGAACATGGAGAAGGTTGACAGAATAACGGTAGACCGTTGCTATAACATGGCGGCTCGTGTTAATGAGTGCAAAAGACATTGGCAAGGAATCTGCTCTCGTTGCAGATACTATGGGTTCGATTGTCATGGTACATTTGACTTGCTTCACCACATTGAAATGGATTACAAAGTTATGATAAGGCAGTTAAAGGAGAGCGAAACATGAGCTATGACAAACTGGTTGCGGCGTTGCGTGGATTAGCGTCCGGGAGATGGCGCAACTGTGAATATACATGGTTTGCAGATGAACAGGTTGTTTTTTCTGATGCTGCCGATGCGATTGAGGCGTTGCAAGCTGATATGAAAACCTACGGCAAGACGGCCTTTGATGAAGGGTATGCTATGGGCTTTGCGGCTGGCGAGGATAGGGCAGAGAAGCAGATGCCGAAGCGGGGCGAGATAGTGCGGTGCGGTGAGTGCAAGTGGTACGGCATATACGAAGCGAAGAAGGATGGAACGCCCGACAAGAGATACAGCCCGTCCGTGTGCCTAAGGGGAATATACGCAAAGCGGCGTGACCCCGATTGGTTCTGTGCGGACGGCGAAAGGGAGGCGCAGGAATGACAATCAGCATTAAATACAATAGCGGAGGTTCGTACAGAGTGACCATTTCGAATGAATCCTATGCGGATTGCATCGCCTGTGTTCTTGACAGCATACACACGGATTGCGAACTGGAGGTGCAGGAATGATAGTCAAAGACGAAGACGGACTGACGATAGACACCGAAAAACTGTTAAATGACCTCCACGCTCTCATGTGGATGGGTGACGGGTGCAGGATATGCGCTCATTGTGCGCTGATCCACAGAGAGCCGTACTACAAGGAACGGTGTGCGCTTACCGAGTGTGTTCCGCTGTGGCGTGGATTGAAGGATTCTTTGGAGGTGCAGGAATGAGCGAACTGAAACCGTGTCCGTTTTGCGGGCGAGAACGCGGTGGCCTGTTTATCGAAACAGACGAGATTGGATGGCACTTTGTTGTATGCGCTCCGTCTGACGGCGGGTGCGGCGCATCTGGGCCGGGCGGCGTTGATGATGACCACGCCGAGGAACTTTGGAACAGGAGGGCCGAAACATGAGCGTTGATATGAAAGACTATATCGCATATCAGCAAGGATACGAAGCAGGAAAGCGTGATGCCGCCTCCCCGTGGCACAGGGTGGAGGACGAGTTGCCTGAGATCGGAAAGATAGTGTTGGTTTATGATGATTGGGATAGATTATCAATCTGCCAGTTAGACAATCAGTACAGATGGTTGCGGCAAGGCGGTGGTTGGTTTGATGCGCCATATGCGCGCTACTGGATGCCCATCGAGCCGCCGAAGGAGGACGCATAATGCCGACAAATGAGCCTATGCCGGACTGGTGCCGGGTTTGCCCCAACAAGGAATACTGCCCTATACGATACTCTGATGAATCATGGTATTGTGCGGCAAAGGACATTTTGAGAGAGCTGAAGGAGGACGCATGAAGATCGGATACAAATCTTGGGAAGAAGCGAAACAGGCAATCCGTGACGAAACAGAAAGGCTGTTAGAGATTGGAAAAGAACCCGGCGTACAGATGCTTCAGTTTGGGTTTGAAGTTGATTGTGAGCTGGCACCTACTGTTGAGTATACGGTGCGGAGAGTAATGTTTAAGGAGGAAGAATAATGAATTATATTGTTGACCCGTCATGGGTGTATTGGATGAACGTCTCCGATGCGATTAAAGTGCTGTGCTTGATAATTGGCGGGGTCGGCATAGCGGCAATGATTATCGCCATGCCGATCTGTAGTGCAGAAGCGTTTGACGAGGATGACCGTGCAAAAATTCGGAAGTGGGCTATCCCGATTGCTTTTGTCAGCATCATCCTTATTCTGGCTGGCGTGTTTATTCCATCCAAAGAAACCCTAATCACAATGAAGGTGTCTGAACTGGCAACGAAGGAGAACATAACTTTGACAGCCCAGCAGCTGAAGGAGATCGTGGACTATATCATCAATGCATTGAAGGAGTTGAAGTAATGAGCAAAGTTAAACTGAAAACACCGACCCCGCCGTCCGTACTGATTTGCGTCCCTTGCATGAGCCATGTGCCGGTGGAGTTCATGGCCTCGCTCGTCACGCTGGACACGACCCCGAATGGGAGAATCACGATGAAGTCCGGGTCGCTGGTGTACAAGGCCCGAAACGACATGACCCTGATGGCGATCCAAGGTGGGTTTGAGTACATCATGTGGATCGATTCCGACATGACATTTGAGACCGACATCATTAGGCGGCTGCTGGAGGATGCTCGGCACGGCAAGGACTATGTGACGGCGCTGGCCTTCAGCCGTGAATTCCCGTGCAAGCCGATTATCTACAAGGACATCATATGGGAGGAGCGGCCAGAAGGCGGCGTGAAGTGCGGGTGCGTACCATACATGGACTACCCGAAGGACAGCCTGTTTGAGATCAAGGGCAGTGGTTTCGGGGCTTGCCTGATGAAGACGGACATTCTGAAGGACGTGGGGAAGGAGTTTAAGACCGCCCCGTTCAACCCGTTATTCGGTTTGGGCGAAGATGTGTCCCTCAACTGGCGGCTCCGCAAGATGGGCGTGAAGATGTGGTGCGACAGTCGGGTCAAGGTTGGTCATGTCGGCTGGTACGTGTTCGGTGAGCATTGCTATGTGAGGCCAGAAGATGAAAGTCGAGAATCTTGAGCAGTTTGACCAGCAGACCACCTTCTCCGGGTGCGTCATCATCACCATCCCCGGCAAGGACGGCTTCCTCTGGCTGGACAGCCTCGGTGATCTCCATAATGCCGGGATGAACATCAACGTATACAGTGGATCCGTCCAAGTTTTGCGGAACAAGGAGACCGGCAGATTATCGTATGGATGGTATAAGGATTTAGAATAGGGCTGTGAGGCCCTGAGATGGCCGTAGAGGGCCACTTCGGGGCTTCCGAGTATAAATACCTTACTGGACACAAAAACGGCTCTAAGGCCGCAAAATCGGGGGTGTATCGAATTTGACATTAGAAGAGAAGTTTGCGGTGCTTGAGTCGTACCGTAAACTGAAGGACGTGTTGCTCTGCTTGCAAGTCGAGAGGGACGAACTCCGTGACCTCAAGCGCCTGTCTTCGGACATGGGACTCCCGCCGAAGGGAGGGACGATAGGCGATCCCACCGGGAACTCAGCTGCTATGCTGGTCGAGAGCATCGATGAGGTGGACTCCCTGATATGGGATGTTCAAAGCAGGATGCGGGAGGTGAAGTCGTTTATCAACGACTCGCTCAGTATCTCCCAGCGGGACAAGCTGGTGCTGCTCCTCAAGTACATCCGGGGGGCCAACAACGGATTCATCGCGCAGGAGATGGGCTTGCCCTCCCGGTCGGCGGTGCAGAAGCGGGTCAAGCGGATCGTGGAGAGGATGTAATCCCCAAAACTAAAAAAGGCCACCCGGTGGGGCGTACCCATCGGATGGTCTATTTTTTTGTGTCAGCGCTCCTCAACCCATGTCTGTTTTTCTGTGCCAGAGAGGTGAACTTTGTACTCGACAAGGGCGTTTGGGCGATAGGCGTTGTCCACGGCGTAGCCACCGTATTGCAGATTGGAGCCGCAATTCACAACACGGGTCACGCCCACGGACAGCGTCTTCTTGGTGGGGTTGTAGCGAAGGCTGGCCCTCGGATGACTCTGGGGATCGTGGTCATGTCCGAAGGCGAACACATCGCACCCGTCCACGTAGTCACTGGAGCAGAAGTTCTTCAGGTTCTTGGCCTTGTGGACGGCGAAGATGGTGTATCGGTTTTGGGCGGGGCCGGTCTTGGATGAACGCACCCTGACGCCCACGCCGAGGTCGATGAACAGGAAGTGGGGCCGGTAGCGGTCGGCGATCCCGGAGAGCATTGCGATGTCATAGCCCACGAAAACGCCAACGTCCTTCTTTGACCGGCGCTCATGGTTGCCGTCTGTCAACCCGACACATTTGGACTTCCCCATCCGACAGATTTGCTCTACCGCCCACTCACGCTGTTCCAGAGGTGGACACGTCTGATATAGGACGTCCGACTTGCTGCCTACGGTGGCGTTTTCGACCAAATCCCCGATGAAGCAGTAGTAATGCCCGTCCTGCTGGACATCCTTCACGATCCGCTCCCACCGGGCCGTGTCGAAGCACTCGTTCCCGTAGTGCGGGTCATGAATGAAGTGGAGGACTATCTCCGTGGCCTCTCGCGGGGCGTTGAAGATAATCGGCTCAAAGTCCGAGAGCATCGGCATGGCTTATTTCTCTTCCAACTGATCGTAGTAGTTGCTGCTGGAGATGCCAAGCAGAGCGCCCAAGAAGGCGTCCACCAAAGAAATCGTACCAACGATCTCCGTGCCGTAGGGGAAGCCCCAGATTTTCGCCAGCCCGAAGTACAGAGCGCCGAGGGCGGGGAGGAGAATCTGCGCGATCCATTTGAGAATGTCATAGGTCTTGTTGCTCATAATCATGATTTGTGCCTCCGTCAGATGAATTTGTTTTCCCTTTTGGTCTTGTCGTAAACTTCATCGATGAACTTGATGCTGTGGACGGCCTTCTCATTTTTGAATTTCGGATTGACGTGTTCGCAGTAGTATTTGTAGTCCGTTATGTCATCCATGATACTGGTGAAGGCCTCCTCTGAGTGTTGCAGACCTCGCCGACACTCGTCCGAGAAAGATATGATGCGTCTACGGGCCTGTCTGGCATCGTTTTCTGCATCGGCCTTGATGTGAGCGTTCAGAGTGGTCTGCACATCAGAAATCTTCTCGGATAAATCAGTAATGCGGTCAGCCGTCCGATCTTGCTTCTGCCACCTACGTTGGGCAAATAGCTGGATGAGGGACACGACAGCGGCGATAAGCGCACCGCCACACGCTATGATGATTCCGTTCATGTTTCTACCAGCTTCGTGTATTTCTCTTTATTCGTGATGTAGCCTTCGCCCTTGTAGGTCTCGATGTGATACCACCCGGACTCGGCGATGTCGATCAGCTTGAAATGGTTGCCCCGGTGGGCCGTGAACATGATCCTCGACAGGATGCCGTCACCCTTGCGGACAAACACGGACTTCGCCACCACCACGACCGTCTTGTCCTCTACCGGGGGTTCCGGGGGAACAGGCGGGTCAGGAGGCGTAGGCGGGTCAGGAGGCGTAGGCGGGTCAGGGTCAACGTCCGGGCCGTCATTCAGCACCAGCGCCGTGTGTCCCTTGGTCTTTGTGACGAGGATGTCCCCGGCCTTCAGTTTGTTCGGGGAGTCGGTGTACTCTTCGCCTTCCATCTCCTCAAACTCGCCGGTTTCCAGCAGCCGCTTTGGCTCACTCACTGTGTTGAAGTTGGGGATCTTGATGCCAGCGTACCAGATGCACACCCGGACGAGGCTGGAGCAATCGCACTCGCACGGGGTCACCACCAGAGAGCAATCGAAGGCGTAGGGCTTTGCCGCCGTGTAAAGGGTGTTGCGCTTCTCCTGCGAGTAGCCGATGTTCATGTTGTCGCAAGCGGCCCTCATGTCATAGACCAGCTTCTCAGCGATCTCGGCAGACTTCGGACGGAAGACCCGCCAGCCCTTCTTGTTCAGATACCAAGGCTGGATGCGGAGTTCTTTCCCGTTCTGGTTCCCCGGTTCGCCGCCGCTGGCTGTGCCGAGTTCGTTGCCAACAGCGTTACCGATGTAGACCGTCATTCTCCCGCCACCTCATGCCCGTGTCGGAAAATCTGCTTGTAGCCGTTCCACGTTTCTCCCTCACTCGTCACAATCTGGATTGTATGCGTGTCGCAACTGCTCTGCACCGCCGCCGCACACTTCGTAAAGAAAGCAGCGACCAGCGCGGCCTCTTCCTCCTGATTTGACACGGTGTAACCCAGCGGCGGGAGGGCCGAAGCGGAGCCGTTGTTGGATGCCTGATATTCTAAGATAAAGAAGGTGTTCATTGATTATCTCCCTTAGTTAATTTGCTGGCAAAGTGATGTTGCCGCGACAGAATTGAGCCGATGTTGTGCTGTTTGAATATATGCGGACCAGCCCGGAGGTTTTGAAACTGATAAGATACTGTCCCGTTCCTTGCCCAGCCCACGTTACATTCATCTCAAACGGCGGCACAATATTACTGAATGTTCCCATATCGTAGTATGTTGCCGCTGTCAATGCTGGAACATTGATATTCCATCTGTAAATTATTACATCCCCACGCCTATACCCGGTTAGCTCGAATGTGCTTGCTGAGAAGATCGCGTCCTTTGTTGCGGCCTCGTAATCATTTGTGTTTTTCGCGAATGTATACGTTGTCAGCACAGTTTCGCCAGTAGGGGAATCGGCAACGGATTGCAACGATTGAGCCGTGAAGTTCGCCATATTATCCGGGTGACAATGTACATCAAAGTCAGCATAAACAGCATTCTCAGTAAGTGAGCCATATTTTATGTCTATATATCCACTATTTGAATCGTGCGTGTACCGTATTGCTGATATGATTTTTGTGTTGCTTTTGCTTGTTTCATTGACGAACGCAAACGAATCCCAATTAGCAAGCAGCGTTATCTTGTGTATTTCATCGTTTGCTCCGTTGTAATTTCTGCCGATAAAAATGTCTACCGCAAAACTCCTGCCGCCCCTCCAATACGATGCTATCTTTATAGCCCTGTACCACCCAAGCGTGGACAGGCTTACTGCGCTTGTGCGGCGGTTCGTAACATCCAGTATGCCGTAAACGGACAATTTCTTTGCTTCAATGTCGGACGATCTTAGCTTGTCTACTACAAATTTTGCTGACCCGGAAATAGGTGTCCAACTATCTCCCATCCCGACAAAGTCATCACAATTAGCAACGGAATCACGAGCAGAATATATCTCCGCAACGGACTTGTTCCCGATGTACCACCAAAATCCCTCCGAAACAGTTCTCGACCCGGACGATGGAGTATACATCTTTTGAACATATCCAGCGGGGTTTGTCCCGGAGATCGGAACATATTCAAGTGAAACATTTTGAGCCGCTGCGGACGCATTTTGTATCTTGATCAACCCGCCGTCCAGCACCGTCTTTGATGTTGACCCGTTGATCGTAATACCGTTGTTGTTGACGGTAGCCGCCGTGTTGCCGTTCGCGTCCTTGACCGTCATAGTGCCATTCGTGTTGTTGGAACCGCCCAGCGTCAATGTGCCGCCGCTGATCTTGCTTGCACTCATCGTGCCGCTGGTGATGTTGGAGGCGTTTAGGTTCGTCACGGACACTACACTTGCATCAATCGTCCCGGTTGTAATATGACCACCATCAATGACCGTAGTGGTGTTGTCGATCTGCGGGGTGGTGCAAGTTACGGTTCCACCAACCGATTTGCGCTGAGTTGCCACAAACAGCACGGGATAGGACGAATTATAGGTAGGCCGCTTGATAGTCCAAGTGTTTTGATTGCCAGTAGTGTTCGTTACCCAAGTTGTAGTAGCGGATTGTGTGGTTGTTCCACTTGCTTTGCTAATATAGATTAACTGTTCCTGACTATTTGCCCCTTCTGCGGTGGATTGAGCCGTTGCTATATCAGCCGCAACATCCTCCGGGGCCTGCGTCCAAGAGGTAGCCTTGTTACCGATCTCAAGTTTGAAATTACTTACCGTCAAGACCGCGCTTGCGTTTGCGTTTCCACTTCCGCTAAATAATACCTTGTATCCATGCGCGTATTGACGCATATTATTAGTTATGTCCTTTGTTGCTTCTGCGTGGCCTGTGCTGCTCCCAATCGGTATGCCTGTTTTTGCTATGACAATCTCGGAATAGCTTTGGCCACCAAAAAAAGCAACCGTTAGCGAAAAAGCTGTATCAACCCCGGTAATTGAATAATCAAATGATACCGTGACTTGCGTATTGCTTGCATCGGAAAGTGCCGTTGCGCTATAAGCAGAAAGCGTATATACGGACGGATTAAACCAGTTTTGGTTCGCCGCAGTTGTCAGCGTTTGCGCGGTTGCCGTACCCGTTGCAATGTTCCTGCCGCCAATCGCAATGTTACTGTTCAGCACGGTAGCCGCCGCCGCATCGGTCATGGAACCAACGGTCAAAATCTTACTTGCGTTAATGTCGGCTGAATTCAGTTTGTTTGCCGTGATAGACCCAGCCCCGATCCTGGCCGCGCTCAATGTCCCCGAAGAAATATTGGAGGCGTTAAGATTTGTCACGCTGACCACACTTGCATCAATCGTGCCTGTGGTTATATGCCCACCATCTATCACCGTGGTAGTGTTGTCGATTTGCGGCGTAGTACACGTAACCGTCCCGCCTACATCTTTCCTCTGAGTGGCGATAAATAGTACCGGGTAGGAGGAATTATAGGTGGGCCGTTTCAGCGTCCATGTGTCCTGATTGCCCGTGGTGTTTGTGACCCACGTAGTAGTCCCGGACAGGGTGGTTGTCCCAGCAGCCTTGCTACGATAAATCAACTGCTCCTGCTTGTTGGCCCCGTTGATCGTGTTCTGTGCGGAGGTGTCAAGTTTGCCAATCGCAAGGGAGCCAGCCGCAATCCGATCTGCGCTCAGCGTCCCGGACGAGATGTTAGAGGCGTTAATGTTGTTGACCGTGACGGTGCTTGCGTCAATAGTCCCCGTTGTGATGTTCCCTCCGTCAATCGTGGTCTGCCCGGAGGTGGAAAGGTTCGTGAATGTCACATACCCCGCCAAATCGACCTTTGAGGCTTGAATCTGTATGCTCTCTGCGGTTTGGTTGATCTTGCTGATGATTTCGTTATCGCCAACCTTTTGGCTCATCTCTGAGGCCATGCGGTAGGATGCCCGTTCATCATAGTCCATCACGGGCCGCACGTTATCGCCGTCCGCGAGAATATCAGCCGTCACGTACCCACCACGCCACGCAAGGGTCTGCTGGAATATCAGCACGGGGTAGGTTGTGCTGTCCCGGACGATGTTGATAATGTCCCCGGCTTCTAATGACCAATCGTAGATCAGCTTCGCCTGTATCGGGGTATACGCACCAAGGCCGTTCAAGCGGTTGTAGATCGGCGTGGCCCGGGCCGTGATGATCGTGGCGGTGCTGCCGTAGAGGAAAAGGTTGTTGACGATTGTATACTGGTTCGTGCCGCTGCCAACCGTTACACCAATATCGTCCTCTGCGATTTTCACCTTCAACAAATCAATAGCCGCCGCCTGATACTCGGCTATGTCAATGTCAAGGCACGTATTACCAACCGTGTCCGCATTGATCGTCACGGTATTGCCACCGATTTTCGCTGCGCTGAAGAACCGCAAGTCAAGGTAGCCGTCTCTATCAAATCGGGCGATAGTTCCTGTGGCCTCCGCTATATACTTCAAAACCTCCCTGTACGTGACCTCAACGCAAGCGAACGGGGCCTCCGTGTAAGAAACGCTACTGTTCAAAAGGGCAGATGCCGTTGCGGTGCTGACCTTCACGCCAAGCTGGTTAGCCATGCTCGTCAGCAGCGCGGACAGGGTGATGCCGCCCGACCAGTTAAGTCCAGCCCACCAGCTATCGCAAATCGTGTCAAGCAGCTGCATCTGGTCATAGCCGCTGGCGCTGATAAGCTTCACCCGGCGCTTCGTGGGGAGGTCGATGATGTAGACGCCCATTGGGCAGACCCGCCACGCACTGTTCGCCGTATCATAGACGTCCAGATAGACCTTGCAGCGACCGAAGCTGAAGTTGTTGAGCGCCCCGTCCACGTTGATGAGCGGGATCTCGATCTGTGAGGAGACAGCCGCCCCGATCTCAATGTTCTTGTCTCTGTTGAAGTATTCCTGCCACCTGATACCGTCATCGCCTACACGCCCGTTGGAGTCCGTGTCACCAGCCGCCCAGACGAGGAGTGTGCCGTTGGTCTGCACGTCCGAGTCGTTGGTGCAATCCACGGTATCGTCAATGAAGTATATCCGGGCGCGGGTCTTCGGGGCGTCCTGCGTGGACAGGCTGTGGAAATTGCTGTTTACTGGATACATCTTGTCACCTCACTTAGTAGCCGATGAAGGCGTAGCGGATGGCGTCATAGGTTATCTTTTTCCCGGTGACGTCTATGTTGCGGATGGGGTAGTCCACGTTCGGGACGTAGCACGACTCCTGCTTGTACGCATCTTCCTCCGGGTCATAATACGCCACAAGCAGCTTCCGCTCCGGGGTGCTGGAGTAGGCGTTGGAGAGGATGGTGTTGAGCGCCGCCACGTCCGTGTTGGACAGCATGGGCGGGGTCTCAAACTCGATCTTCACCGGCATATTCTCCACGGTCTCACGGTGCAGTTTGCCCGTCACGTCACGCTCCGCTGTCTCTTCCATGCGCTGGTCAGGCGTGATCTTGTACGTCTCAGCCGCTATGTACTTCGTGGGGATGAGCGTCAGCCCGGAGCCGACTTTGACGAGCCAGCCTTGGAAGCCGGTGATCGGATCGTTGTTATTGTCAAGTAAATAGTCTGCCAATTCTGGCCTCCTTAATGAAAAAGGGCCGCACCGGGGATACCGGCAACGGCCCATGTCTTAGGTTCGTGCGTAAAGTTTCTGGGAGCGGTCGATGACCTGACCCAACTGGACAGACGGTGTGATCTCCACCTTCTTAGCAAGCAGCTGCCGCAGGATGGCGTTCTGTTCCCGCATTAGCCGCATCTCCTCTTCGGAAGAAGTGCCGCCGGTCTGGGCGTTCGCTTTCGTGAGAAGGTTGACAAGAGAGGACAACGGGGCAATGACTTCGGGGTTGGCTTTCGCACCAGCGTATTCGCCGACCAGCGCCGTGGTAGGCCCGTAGGCGATGCCGCCCATAGCCAGCGTTGGAAGATTGGTCTTGAACACCTTGTTTATCCATTTTACAACGCTATTCCATTTACTCTTGACGCCCTCTTTTATCCCAACGGTCACGTATGCGGAACCGCCAAGCCAATTAGCTGTAACCCATTTAGCGACAGTAGTCCACCCATTTCTGAGCAGCCCAATTCCTTTGTTTAGGGCTTCTCCCATGAAGTTTCCGCTTATCCATGATTTTACTGTGTTCCAACCAGCGCGTACTAAACCGATAGCTTTACTAAGTGCCGTTCCCATATAGGAGCCGTTTATCCAGTTTGAGATTGTAGACCAACCGCTTCTATATACTCCGATAGCTTTGCTTAATGCCGTACCCATATAAGAGCCGCTTATCCAGCTTGTAAGCGTATTCCAACCACTCCTTGCCACACCGATAGCTTTACTTAGGGCAGCGCCCATCCAAGATCCGTTAATCCAGTTTGAAATGGTAGTCCAGCCGCTTCTCACAACGCCTATGCCCTTCGACACGGCGGCTCCAAAGTTAGCACTATCTGTAATCCAAGAGTATATGGTAGCCCAACCGCTCTTCGTAACGCCAATGGCTTTTGACACAGCCGACCCAAGATTTTTGTTCACCCAATCCGAAATGGTGGTCCAACCGCTCTTCGCCACGCCAACAGCTTTCGACACGGCGGGGCCAAGGCTGGTTTTTACCCAATCAGCAACCGTTGACCACCCGCTCTTGATAAGGCCAATACCGGCACTCGCAACCGTGCCGATGCTGTTGTTTGCGAACCAATTCTTAATCGGATCAACGATATGCTCTTTGATCCATGTACCAATCGCTTTGAACGGGGCAGCAATGCCAGACAGGATGCCTTGTCCAACATACTCGCCGGGGCCTTCCATTTCTTTAGCTGGGGAAGAAATGCCAAAAGCCTTTTTGAACCCTGTGATGAACGGATCGAAGATATGCTCTTTGATCCAAGTCCCTATGTTGACCAAGGCGTCCCCGATCCCTTTAAGGAAACCGCTTATGATAAAGTTCCCGTCCTCATCGAAGGAATATGCATTGAACCAATTCTTGACAGATTGCCATGCATCAGAGAACAGACCGGCAAGAAAAGATCCGAGACCACCAACCGCAGCGCCAAAGGCCTCAAAAAGTTTGTCTGAGATGCCATTCCAATCGATCTCTTCGATGAATGTCGCAATCTTTTGCCCAAGCTTTCGCCAATCGGTGTTCTCAAGAAGCCCAATAGCCACGTCAAGGGCGTTCTTTATACCGTTGGACAACTTTTGCGCGGTCGCTGCTGGATCCCAGCTGTTAATCGCTTCGTTCAGTTTGCCAGCGAAAGCGGAGCCAACGCCTTGCCAATCACCAGCCTCAATAGCCTCGCGGATTCGCGATCCGAGTTCGCTGAAAGCTGTTAGATCTGAGACGGTGCTGAGAGTCTCCTCTGTGCCACCGCTTCCACCACCGCCCCCGGCCTGTTTGCCAAGGACGATCAGTTCATCGAAGTCAGCCAGAGCGCCCTTAACGGCCTTGCCAGCGCCTCCAGCGGAGTCGGCTACATCGTCCAAACTGTCGCTGAAGTTGACCGCCGTGTATGTGGATTGCCCCGTGACCACAGCGAAGAACCGTGCCAGCGCATTCGCGGCAGACGAGATTACGCCAGCCAGCCTCACGAAGACGGGGGCGAGTGCCTTGACAATGGGCATGAGCGCAGCGCCGAGGGCCATCTTGATAGACCCGCCAGCCGCTTTAATGGTGTTCATCGCCTTGGCAGAGGACTTGCTGGTCTTCGCCAGTTCCTCAAGGCCCTTCTTAAAGCCATCAATCGTACCCCGGATAAGCTTCATAGCCGCCATCCGCATCATGACGGAGCCGAGCCGCTTCACAAACTTTCCGAGGAGCGTGTGGCTGAAGGCTTTCTTGATAGCGCTGCCGACACGCCTTGCTCCACCGACTATGCCGCCGAGGGTTCTGCCGATAAGCTTGATAGCGCCGATGCCGATGTTCACGCCTGCACGAAGCGCATTACCGATTGCCCCGCCAGCATATCGAGCCATGAGGCCAATCTCTTGAAAAGCGGCTTGCGCCCGTGGCCCGATGGACGAGAATACGGACGATACCTTCTCACGAATAGACTCAAGAACCGGGCTGATAGTGTCCCCAAACCTTGCGCCCCTTGTGCCGAATCCGAGATCAGTGTCCGTGTTTTCCTGCCGTTGCATCCTTTCGTATCTATCCCAGCTTTCGCTCGGAATAAATCTTTGCCCGGACGGGATGTACTCGCCGTGGTTGCCGGTCTTGGCTTTCGCCATGGACTCCTCAAATGTCTCTCCCCAACGCTTTTCGTATGCTTTCTTCCAATCCTTGCCCTTGTCATCGATTGCCTTTGTGACGTTATCCAGCTGTTTCTCGATGGCGTTCACATCGACAGCGAAGTTCTTGGGGCCTTTCTTCGACCCCATCTGGTCAAAGTATTTTTGGAACTTCTCCGTATAGGCTTTCACGGTTGCTTCCATCGACTTCAGAACACTCTGTGCCGTGGTAGCATCGCATGACAATACGATTTGCAGTTCTTCTACCGTAAGAGCCATGTTTTTACCTCATTGTTTATTGAATTTCCCGGCAAACCGCGCTCGAAGTTGCTCGGCCCTCATGTTGAGCCGTTCCTCCTGCGTCATTTGCTCCTTCAGTTCCTCCTTCAGCTGCTGAATAAGCAACTCGTCATAAGACGGGAACAAATCCTTCTTTGGATGCTTAGACATGGCGTTACTGAGACTTGCGATAATGTTCTGGGCAAGCCCCACGCTCATGTTGTAACGCTCCTCTGCCTGTGCATTTATGAAGGCAATCGTGTCCGCTGGTTCTGTCTCCCAAAATGTATTAGGCGGCATACCAGCGGCACACGCTTTATCCAGCAGTTCTATGAGGATGTCATCGTAGTCGTGTGCCAGATCGACATCCCGGAGGAACTTGTCTATATCGACAATTACTTGTTCTCTTTCTCGACCCGTTCTTTCACGATCCCGGTCACCGACTCGTCCAGCGCCGTCCGCATGGCCTTCGCCACCGTCTCGTTCATATCCACCCGATTGATCGGGTTTTTGAAGTAGTCGATCACGGTCTCGTTCTCGCCGAGATTGAGGTCTCCAAAAAAACCCATGCCGTTGAGGAAGTTAGCCATCTCCTCAAACATGGGCATGATCTTCTGGGCCTCAAACGCCTCGTCCACGAACGCCTCGGCATCAGCGTATTCCATCTTGCCGAAACACTCGATGGCGTGAAGCAGGAAATCTACGTCAACGGATTGGAGCGCCTCAAAGTAGGCAACCTTTAGGCTGCTGCATCCGAGCAAAAATTTCAGCTGACGGTACGCACCAGCGGAGGCCTTGAGTTCGATCTTACGTTTACCATTGTCGAGCATAAACATTGAGAAAATCCTCCTTCTCGATTAGTTTTTGTTGGTTAAGCGGGGGTCGTGACAGCAGCGCCGCTAAAGAGGTCTTTGTAGGTCATGGTCGCGCCGCCACTCGCCACATAGATGGAATCGCCGGTCAGCTGCACATAGAAGTTAGCCTTCTGGGCGTCACCGCCAGCCTGACCGCCAATGGACGCAGACTTCGCGATGCCCTTGTACAGGATGCCAGCGCCGAGGACGTGATCAGTGCCAGATGCCGTGCCTTCCACGTACTCTTCATAGAACCACTGCTCACCAGCCGCCAGCAGAGTGCCAACCTTCGCCACGGAGCCGGTAGAGGCAGTGAAGTCAGGGACGTACTCATAGGTCATGATGTCCTGATCCTGCTGACCGATCAGCTTCCGCTTGAACTTCTCGCTGATGATGGAGACGTCTACGGTATCGGGTTCGCCGCCCTTGTCGGGGGTGTTGGTGATACCGGGGACTTCTACCTTGCTTGCCATATTGTAGTTAGCAGCATAGTAGAGCCGCTGACCGCAAGTTGCCTGATAGGTTGCCATAGGTTAAATTTCCTTTCAGAAAGTATTGGATTTCTTTGCGTACCAGATGTTTTTATACCATCGCCCACTCGTCTGGTGGAAAGCGGGTTTGGTCGCGTTCTGCCGCCGGTAGTGCTTGGCTTCCATCGCCGCATTGCACTCATCGAGGATGGACATAACGCCCTTCTTGACGAATGTGACGGCTTCCTCCGCAGGCTCTTGGCCTTCTTCGGCTGGGGGAACCGTCTCCTCGGTGTCGTACGCGTTGTCGGCGAAAATGGTCACCTGAACCACCACCTCGTTCAGAAGCGTTTCGTTGATGCCAATGACGGTAGGGGAGGACTTGAGAGCAACGAGAACGCAAGGGAACACTGCCTCCGTGTCCTGCGACTCAGGGGCAACGTACACGCCCGCCAGCTGCTCATCCAGATACTTGATGGCATCTTTCAGGATTTGGGTCTCGTTAAAAGTCATGGAAGTACCTCTTTCAAGCCTTTTGCTACCGCCGTTACCATAGCGTCACGCACCTCGTCCTTGGTTGTGTAGACAGCCGGTTTCAGGTACGGGTGCGGCTGAGTACCGACAAGATAGTAGAACGGGGTCTGTTTGAATGTGCCGTTCGGCAACTGTCGCGAATACTTGGTGAAATACAGGGCGAGGTCGGGGGCCATGTCCTCATGAACGAACCACGGAGCGGAGCCTGTGCCTTGCGTGGAGTAGATACCAGTACCAAACTCCAGCGTCTTGGCTTGCGGCAGCGCCCCAGTTCGGACATAGCCCTTCGCCTTGTTCGTGGTTGCACGTCCGGGGTCGTAGCGGAGGCTCTCTGCCAACGCACCCGTCAGGCCGTGTCCCTCGTTGAGGATGTTGCTCATGGCCCTCATGCGGACGATCTCGCCGCCGTCATGAAGCCCGTCAGCCATCATCTCAGGGATCGAGGCCCGGATAGCCGTGAACCGAGCGCCCTTGTACTTCGCTACAACGCCAGCATACAGACTCACAGGATCACCCTCTGTCTTGCGTTATAGATGCGGATGTTGCGGAATACGTGCCTATGGTCGAACAGATAATCGGGGTCTTGGTACAGACCACGGCTGTCGGCGGTAGGCTCGGACACGAACAGACCGTCCTCGATGTCGATGACCTCGTCCACAGGCTCATCATTGAACAGGACTTGAACACGGGTGGTAGGCATGAGGCCGTACTTCTCCATGTCGAGGCCCTCGTTCCCGGACACGAACAGCGCCTTGTACTTGCGGAGGTTGTTGTACCCGTTGATGTGAACGTGGTTGAGGTTGTCCTTCGCCTTGTTGGGGGATACCACCCAGATGTCGGTCTTCAGTTCCTCACGCATCGTCAGCCTCCGTGTCGGGGTCGGACTCATCGTCAGTCTCCGGGTCAGGCTCAGACCCCTCATCAGAATCCGTTTCAGGAGGGATGACCACCGGGGCTTGCGGGTTCTTCATCTTGCGAAGGTTCTTCTTGAGTTCATCTTCGATGTCGATGTAGTTCTCGCGAACGCTGATCCCGGTGAAAGCGGATACCGATTCTGCTCCGCGCCGGTTCCACGCACGGATTGTTGCGGTGGTAACGAACGGGAGGAGCGCATCCGGGAGGACGCTGAAGCCGGTGAACGCACAGGCCATATCGTAGTACTGTTCAGCCATAGCGGACAGCCTCGACCCGTCTGTGGTGAGGTCGCTGAAAGCCTCTGCTTTCGCTACGATTGACGTGATTGCTTCGCTTTTAGTCATTATTGCGCTCCTCTCAAAGGTACGTTAGGTTGGTTAGGACTCAGCAGCCAGCTTGCCGTGGAACCACTCAGGCCCGAAGTCGAGACCGATCTGACCGAAGATCTGGCCCTTCTCGGCAGCACCCGTCTTGGCGAGTTCCTCATAGAAGAAGTTGCCCTTGCCAGGAACATTCATCTCCACAGGAGCGCAGACCTTGGGGTTGTAGCACAGCACTTCGCCAGCGCTGAGATGCGGGGACATGACCACGTCCACGTTGCCGAAGTCGGTGACCAGTTCCACGATGTTCGCACCGCCGATGGTACGGGAGGTGGGCATCAGGTAGCCGGTGGCGCCTTCGTACATCCCGGTCAGCTTCACCTTGTCGGCGCTGGACAGGAGCAGGATGCAATCGTCCACGTTGCCGCCGTTGTCGTAGATGGACTTGAACAGGGAGATCAGGTTCGCCTTCGTCCAGCCGGTGGAGGTGGAATACTCGACCACGTTGGTGCTGATGGCGTTCATCAGGCCCTTGGACTTGTTGATGGTCGCATCTGTCGTGGCGAGGTTGTACACGCCCTTGGTGAAGGTGTACTCGATGTCGTTGGCGATGGCCTCCATCTGCCGAGCGATCTGGAAGTCCTTCTCGGAGGCGGGGTTAGGCACGTCACGGGCGATGTTGATGCCGCTCATCGTCCCCATGTTGCTCATCTTGGCATAGGAGATGGTGATGGCACGATGGAAGATCTGGCACACGTTCTTCGCCTGAGTCCGGGTGAACCGGGAGGCGTCAGGAGCGGTCAGAGAGGCGGTCTCGGAGATGGCGGGCTGGGCAGCGGAGCCGAGCGAGTACTCCAGAGACACAGGGAACTCAACGTGATCGGTGTACTTGGGAGCGCCGATGGAGTTGAGGATGGGGGTGCGCTTGTTGCTCTTGGTGTAGAGCAGGCCAGCGTAGTTAAGCACTGCGAAAGAGGTAACGTTTTCAACAGCCATTGTTGTTTCTCCTTGTGAATTTTGGTTTTAGAGTGACACTCCCATCTCGGCGGCTCTACGGATGAGGGTGACCATCTTGAGATTGTCTCCTTTGGCGGCAGCGTCCTTGTACGCACTGCGAATTTCGGACACAGCATCAGGGGCAGCGCCAGCCGCTGGGGACTTGGAGGCGGTCAGGAGGTCGTTTCGTGCCTTCTGCTCTGCCACGGCGCTACGGGCTGTCAAGAGAGAGACAACGCCGTCAGCGAATTGCTTGGCGGCTGCCTCATCGGAAAAGTGGTCGATGTCGAGGCCAGAGTACTCTTCGGGTTTGAGGCCAGCGGAGCCGAAAATGCCACGGACGAGCGCACCGTTGGAACGGAACGCGAAGTCGGCTTTCTGCTTTTCAAACTCTGCTTTTTCTGCCTTGAACCGCTCCTCTTCGGTGAGGGATGCGTCCTTGAGGGCCTTCAGCTGACGGGAGGTTTCTGCGGCCTCGGTTGCCTTCTTGTCGAAGGTGGCCTTGGAGACGTACTGGGTCAGGTCAACGGCGTCCGGGATCGTCATGGACTCCAGTGCCTTGATCTTCTGTTCAGGGGTCATCTCCGCATAACCGGCGATTGTGGAAGTGTCGATAGTTGCCATGCGTTTTCCTTTCGGGATTATAGACTTCTCTGTCTTTTAAATTTGGGATTTGCGGTTTCTCTACCGTTTCGGGAGTTTTGTAAAGCGATTTCTCTACCGCTGTGATATGTAAAAGCCGCCCGGAGGCGGCGATTTACCTTTTAGTCTTCGTCCTGCGTGAACTTGGCATAGGTGGATTTGTTGGCGTGAGTCCCGGAGGTAATGCCGGTCATCTCGGTGGTGAAGGCGCTGCTGGTATACCAACCATCAAACGTGTACCCCTCCTTGGTAGCCGGTTCAAAAATGATGTCCGGGGATTCAATGGTGAATTTGGCGGGGTTGTTGGGGCTGTTCGTGCCGCCGTCCAGATTGTAGGTGATCGTGTACTCGACAGCCGTCCACTTGGCGTAGAGGGTCATCGCGGAGAGAACCTTGTCCGTCCAGACCCAAGCGGTCTCGCACTCAGGCTCCAGATACCAGTTGCCGAAGGTGTAGCCGGTGGCGCTGGGATTGGAGGGTTTCGTGGCGGCAGTGTTCCAAGTCGTGGTGACGTCAGCTACCTGAGTCCCGTGGCCTTGCATATCGAAGGAGATGGTCACGTTCGGAGGAGTATCACTGCCCTTTTCAAACCACGCCTGTGCGGCAGAGTCCATGTAATACTCTTTGTTTGTGTCGATGATATACGCATGGGAGCCGGTCGCAAGGCCCTTTGTCGGGAGAGTATCCGTGGACAGGGCGTAGACGTCTGCGTAGACGAGGCCATCGCTCACAACCTTTTGATTGATGATACTTACCATTTTGTGTTACCTTTCTGAATTTTTGTTATCGTCAGGCACGGCTGTGAGCCAGCACCTACAGTTCCAGTGGGGCTTCGCCGGGACTCGGTGGAGGAGGTACTTGCGACCATGCCGGGAGAGGCACTCATCACAGACCTTGTCATCGATCTCGGCGTTCCACCGTACCCGCTTTACGCCCATGTCCTCATAAGCCATGAGCCGAGCGACATCCACGGCGCGAACGGAGTACTCCTGCACCATGTGCGACCAGAGGTTGTATGCCCTGTCAAACGCCTTGCGGATTTCAGCATACTGAGATGTCACTATAGTGTCACCATAGTCCGTCACTTCCGACCCGGCTTGCTGGGTTGGGGTTTTGTGTGACTTGATCGAAACGACTTGCTCATAGAGGCGCTCCCGCTTGCGCTCGACCTCGTTGCCGAGTATGTACCCGGTGATGGGATCGGACTCATCGAACAGCACCAGAATGAAGATGTCCTCAAACCGTTCCCGGCGCTTCCGGGCGTCCGTCAGGTCATCGTACTGGGAGCGGCCTATCTCTTTCATGAGTCTCTGCATATCCCAGTACGCTTCCTGATAGACGGCACGGAGCAGCACGTTAAGGCGGTCAAAATCGGCAAGCCCGTTTACTTTCCTTCGTGCGGTGTTGAACCTCCGTGCCGTTTGTTCCAGTACGTCAGCGGTTAGTCTGTCGCTCTTCGCGTAGACGTCCGTCTCCTCGTTCCACGCCATCCTCGGTCTCTCCTGTCATGAGTCTGTCATCGGTGTTCTTGGCGGCGCTGTTGCGGCTCTCGGTCATGGTGTTCCGGGCCAGCAGCTTCGCCTCCCGCTCATCCTGTTCCAGCTTCCGGGCCACAGCGGCAGCGGAATCGTCCACGAACTGAACCTGATCGAGGATGTCCTTGTCGCTCATGATGTCAGCGCCCTTCATCTGGGCAATGAACTGAGCCTCCTCGGAGCGGGAACTCGGCAAGTTGCGGTCAAAGGCCACGTCCAGCTTCTCCCAATCCCACTCGGTCTTGTGGAAGAAGTTCAGGATCGCGGTGATCATCTGCGCTCTGCCCTGAAGCAGCGCCCTCTCGAACGACCGCTCAAGGCCCAGCACCGTGTTGTCCATGCCGTAGTTTTGGTAGCGGACGGTGGTGATGTTCTGGTAAACCTCGGATTGCCGCACCGGGTTCTTGATGCCGAGCATACCGAAGATGTCGTTGGTCAGGATCTCATAGTAGCCGCGCACAGAGTCGATGGGGACGTCCTTGAGCAGCCACTTGACATCGTTGTCCTCGCCCAGCCACAGGGTCTTCAGGTCTTCCAAGCTGGCCTTGATCTTCTCGGCCTCTTCCTGCGTCTCGGGCTTCATGTAGCCGATCATCAGCAGGATGGCGTCATCGTTGTACTTGAACGTGTTGCGGAGGTTGTTCAGCAGCGCATCACGGGCGTTCAGGAGCGGGATGACGTCCTCATAGAAGCCCTTGCCTTCGGGCATGGGATACTCGATGATGGGGATGCCGACCAGCTTCAGGAGGTTGATCTCTTCGTCAGAGGCGGGGAACTCGACTGAACTCTCGTTGCCGGGAATGACGGCGATGTTAGACTCGGCCCCGACCGGGGTATTCACCAGATTGTCCGAGTAGAAGCGGTAGAAGACGTGGCGCTTGGCGGTGATGACCTCATACTGGTCGCACAGCGTGTTCGTCACGGGGTCAACCAGCTGCTCATGGCACAGGAACGCCACGGGGTTCCGCTCCACGGTGTTGTCCTTGATGAGGATCGCCTTCTTGGGGTCGATGCTCTTGAAGCGGATGCTGGGCCGGTCGTTCTTATCCCGGACGATGTATACCCGCTCATAGGCCACCCGGTGGATGAGCGTGTCACGGGCCAGAGCGATGTCCTCCTCATCGGAGTGGTTCTGGCGAAGGACGGCGTTGTACACATCGAGGTAGGCTTGTACGGATTTCTCCTCCTCCTCGGTCTCACCATCCTTCAGCACGTTCCGCTCAAACACGTTGCGCTTCTGCCCATTCAGCATCTCGACCGTGCGGACGGTGGTCGTGACACGGGAGTAGTACTTGCAAGGCTTGCCGATGAAGTAACCGGCGGCGATGTTCGTGGCGTACCGGGCGATGGGGGAGAAGATCAGAGCGGAGGAGGGGGCGTTGATGTTGTCAATCGTCTGCTGCTCCCGCTCATAGTAGGTGTATAGCTGCTGTCTGAGGTTCAGGAGCGGAGCGAACTTCTGGAAGACTTGCTTGATGTTCGACCCGTCAATCCGCTCAACGTCAGCTGCGGACATATAGATTTCGTTGAAGGCCATCTTTTCTCCTTAAATGTCGATGAGGCGGTAGGTTGATGCCTCAAATTTGGTTCCAGCGAAGATGTCGTAACCGAGGGCGTAGGACATGGCATCGATGCCGTGGTCATACTCCTTCTTCGGTATCTCCAGCCGGTTGCCCAGCGCATCCTCCTCCCATGAGTACATCTTCAGTTCCTCGATGAGGTTCGTGCAGCGGCTATCCACGATGATCTCATAATCGTGCAGCCAATCGATGCGGCGGGTGACGGCCTGTTTCGTGCCTTTTGCCTTGCCCTTTTTGCACTTGTCGGCGGCGATGCCAAACTTTTTCAGGGTGGTGATGCGGTCAGGCTCGGCGAAATCGCAGAACACAACGTGGCCCTCGGCCTTGTTCTTGATGGCTTGGGCGAAGACGTCCGTTGTGACTTGCTTGATGTAGTACTCCTCCAGCACCCAGATCTTGTGTTGGTGGGTGTCGAGGTGAAGTTTGATGAACGCACAGGGGTTGACGTAGCCGAAGTCCACGCCCTGACGGATGTTGTCGAAGACCGGCGTTTTGCCCTCCTTGGTCATCTTCCTGATGTCAGCGGCATACCAGTGAACGCCCTCGATGAAGACGGTCTTCCCGATGATGCCCTGATTGCCGAGGGTGTCCACCCACATACGCTGCCCGGTCGCGGACTCACGCTGACGGATGTCCTCCTCGGTCAGGAACTTGTTGTCGGCGTAGGTGGTCTTGAGCATCATGACCTTCAGACCATCAACCACGCCCTTCGCGATCTTGTCCTTCAGCTTCAGCTTCTTGAGTTCCTCGACCGACTTCACGTCCGGGTGCTTCCAGAGCGGCTTGAAGAAGTACTCATGCATCCAGTGCGTGGGGAGGATCGGGTTGAAGGCGAGGACAACACGCTTATGCGGCTGGGGGAGGCCCCGCTTCGCCGCTTCCTTGTCGATACCACGCAGACACGCCTGAAGCATTCCAAAGGAGGCCAAGTTGGGACACTCGTCCGCTTCCTCCATGAAAATGTCGGTCAACACGCCAACCTTGGGCTTGATCGACTTCAGCCGCCTCGGCTCCTCAAGAGCGCCGAAGATGATCTGCCGACCGTTGTGCTTGCAAGTGATGGTCAACGTGGTCTTGTCCACCGTATATTCGGCGGTCAGACCCCAATCATCGATGACGGACAGGATCTCGTTGAAGCAGGACATCTTGAGATCGACCTTGAAGTATCGTGTGACCAGCCAGTTGTGACCGGCGTAGTTGGTTGCCACGATGCGGCGGCTCATGTCGTTCGACTTCCCGGAGCCACGGCCTCCAAAGCTTATCTGGATGTCCGAATCATCGTCCCATAGAACCGAGTAGACAGGATTGAACCCGTCCTTCATGATGAGGCGGTACGTGCCGTCCGACAGGGTGAAGCAGTAGACCACATCCTGCGGCTTGACTTCGTACCGGGAGCAAATTTCCTCAAACGATGGCATCGGGACTCACCTCGTCCGGGTCATCGTCAGCGAGGATGGTGTACTCCGTGTCGATGATGTCAGCGGCGGCAGCGAGGGCGTCCTTGCCAAACCCGCCCCGGACAACGCCGATCTCACCGTTCACGTTCACGTTCACCGTCTTGTCGTTCATGCCAGCCATCTCAAGGATCGCACGGGCGGCGGTGATACGGTCACGGGCCGAGGGCGCTCCACGCATATCCCGGACAAGGGCGTCAATCGCCTCCGGGACGTACCGGGTCATAGAGCGCTTGTTCTCACGGGTGGACTCCTTCAACAGGCGGTCTACCTCTGCCATGAACTTCTCGCTCTTGAAGTACGCCGAAATGGAGGGTTGAGCGAGGCCGAGTAGGTCAGCCAACTCAGACTTCGTCTTCACAGCCGTGCCGTCCGCTTTGCCCAGCGCCCAGAGTTCAGCTGCTCTCTGCTGGTTCTCTGACAAGCCGCTGCTGGTGGTGGTCAGGGCCGTCTCTTCAGGCTTTGCCTTCTTCTTGGTCAACCTCGCTTTGCCTCCTGTTCTCAAAATGCCTCGGACTCCCAAAAACGAGAAGAGGGCAGCGCCACCCTCGTCAGGTGGAACCTCCCCCTCGTCGAGAAGGAGGATGCGAGGCACGGAAAAGGATTGCCGGACTCCATTTCCGCAAGTATATAATAATCTATATGCAAACTATTCTCAAGTGCGACAAATGCGGACAAGGTGCGACATCCGTATCCCTTTTTGTGAACAAAGTATGAACAAGCGACCTTTGAAGGGAAACCGTGGTACAATGATCCCGGACAGAGGGTTTTGCCCCTTTCCCCTCATGTTCCCTCCTTTCATCCCCCGGCGGCTTGCAGCTGACCGGGGTCTTTTTTATACCCTCTCGGTGATGATCTGCGGTGTTGGGGAACAGGGTATAACCGATGAGGCGCAAAAGATACCCTATGGATACCCTATAGAGGGTCTGTGGGTTTTGAGGGTGAAAAAATAGGCCGCACCCCCGGTGAAAGCGCCCGGATTTTTGCCGTACACCCCCGGTTTTCCATTGAAAAGTGACCAAATGCGGCGATTTTTTGTTTGAAAAGTAGCCAGATCGATGATGGACACACCCGGAACAGTGTACATGAACCTCAAAATGGGTGAAAATGCGGCACGATCTGGCTCGGCCCATAAGATAACATACAAGAAAGAATACAAGAAATATACAGTAGGGGGAGACACACGTTAGGAGATGGGTGTTGGGGAATTAGGGGGTTAGAAGATGGGGGAGTATATAGAATAATAATAATAGGGGGTCTGGGGGGAAGAAGAAGAAGGGAACCAGAGGGGGAAGTCCTCAGGGGGCAAGGGGGAGAAGGGAAGAACCTATCAAAAAGTTAGAGGCCTCTAACTCAAGAGCGGTGCGGACGGAGCCTCCCGGCGCTTGAGGGGAGGGGGCCAGCGGAACCGGGGGAGGGGAGAACCGGGATCTCTGTGAGGGAATGTCCTGCCTTGACCCAGAGAAGGCCACCGCCGCCTGAGGTAGCCCAACGGCGCTTGAGTTCGGCAGTTAGAGAAGGCTAACAACTACATCTTGTGGTCTGGACAGGGCCTCGCCCCCACATTTTGTGCCGCATCGCATCTAAGCCGGTTTTTAAGGCCGTGGAGGCCCACTTGTGGTCTGGTAGGGCAAATACCTTACCCCGCCCCGAAACACGGCTCTACGGGCCGTACAGACGGCCACAGGGGCATTCCTGATCGAGACTCCCGGAGGGTCATGGGTTTTAGAGGGAAAATCTGGGTGACAGGGCATCCTATGGTACTCCTCCCCCATAAAAATACCCCCTCCCCGTGTCCGGGGCATACCCCCCCGGGGGTAACATATCGTGAGCCGATACAATGCCACGCATAGCATGATAGATGGATAGTCTACCGGGGCCGGGGCCTGTTTTCCCCTGTTTTCGGGGCTTTTCCGGGCGTTTCTGACCGTCTGACCGCATACACTGACCGCATAGGCCCCACGGGGGCCGGGGCCGTAGGGGTGGCACGTAGGGCCGCAGGCGGGGCCGGGGTGTGGTTAGCGGGTGCTAACTTGTGGATCCCGTAGTTAGCGTAGGCTAACTGGCAAGGCATGGCTGCGTGGTGAGTTAGCGGCTGCTAACTGGCTGGGCCGGGTTCCTTTGCCCCATTTGTTGCCCCGGCAACATTCCTATGTATTATACTATATCTATGATATATCTAATCGACTATATTACTATATATAGTGTTATTATACTCCATGATACTACTATATATAGTGGTTCTACTATATGTTGTGGTATTATAGTGTATCATAGTACTATATATAGTATTATATATATACTATTATAGGGCCCACGCCGCCCCGCTATGGATTTGTACCCATTTTGTTTCACTTTAGTGTAGTGAAGTGCTTTAGCCTACCGCGACAGCAGGTTATATCGGGGGCGGCTCATGTATCCGGGGACGGGGGCCGGGGGGATATCCCGCCGGGGGGCCTATTCCCAGAATGCCCCTCAGAGGCTCAGAATGGGGCCTATTTTCGGTTTTTACCCCTTACCCTTATTGGGGTATTACCTACCCCATTTTCTGCCGGTAACACCCCCATGACAAAAATGGGTGCAAATTTTTATTTTTTTATTGTCCGTTTAATGGGAGCATATCCCCTGTTTTTTCTTTATTTGTCTATGTTTTTTCATACCCCCATTTTTGACCCCCAAATAATATATTATTCATTCGATGCATGAATTCCCGTGTATACATTTTTTGACCCTTTTTCTGCATATTCCCGCATATTTGGCCCCAATATTCGCATAATCACCGTATAATCGCTGCATATTCGATCATTTATGTATAGGGTAATACCCCCATGCAGGGGTAATACCGTATATATATACGGAATCCCGGTGCAAACGGAGGTAACACCCCTGCCAATTTTTGCCTATATCTGGGCATTTTTATTTTAATTTGCAATGTATAAGGGGGGGCGCTATATTGGGCTTGTCCGAAGGGGGTAACACCCCGACAGGCCCCCCGCCCCGGGCATGGGGGCGGCCCCAATCAGCACAGCCTTCACCGGGTAACCCCGGCCCCCGGTGATTGAAGGCCCCACGGAAAGCCGCCACGGCGGCCCCGGACAGGCCCCCAGCTATGGCCCCCGCGCCTACACTTTGAAAACGGAATACGCCATGGCCGCCAATGCGAACGGCCCCCCGGCCCCGGGGTGAATGGGGCTGGTATATGCGGATTTTAGGCCATGGGAACCCCTCGCAAGGGGGAACCCGGCCCCGGTGAACGTAGCGCCCCCCCATCCGGGCAACGTGAACGGCCCACCCCGCCCCCGTGGGGGCGTGGGATAGGTGAACTGGGCATTGGTTGAGAATAGCGGCCCCATTCGGCCCCCCATGTAGCGGGGCATATAACCATCTTTTCCCCTTTTCCCCGGGGGCATACGCCCCCCGGAAATGGCCTGTTTAACCGGGCTTTTTCCGGGCGGCATACGCCCGAATACGGAATAGGGGGAATAGAACATGAGAAGTAAGTACACAATCAATGACAGTCCTGTATATGTATCGGATTATATGACGGGCAAAATGGCGGGGGTTCCCTCCATATCAACTTCAGTCCTGTACAATCCAATTTGTGAGTCACGGCGCAAATGCGGTGACTCTATTTGCGCTCACTGTTTTTCGGCGGCAACATTGAATCGGTATAAAGCCGTCGGGACTCATGCAAAAGAGAATTTTGAGCTTTTGACAAGTCGAATACTTGAAAAGTCAGAATTGCCTATTTTTGGCAATGTTCGCTTTGTACGCATTGAGTCATTCGGTGATGTTGCAAATGAGACTCAAGCCGTCAATTATGCAAATATTGCATTGAATAATCCGGGCGTGATTTTCGGGTGGTGGACTAAAAACGTCAAAATTGTTTCGGCAGCGTTCGACTCTATCGGAGGCAAGCCGTCAAACGTGATTCTCATTGAGTCCAGCGAAAAGGTGAACGTAGAAAAAGAGCCGTCAAGCCGATACGTTGATAAGGTTTTTACCGTGTACGACAAAAATCACATCAAGGAAAATGGCGTGGAAATTAACTGCGGTGCCCGTTCCTGCGTGTCCTGCCAACGGTGCTACACAAAAGGAACTGAAACAAAAGTGCATGAAATTCTAAAGTAAATGGGGAAGGAAAAATGGAACTGATCGCAACATTTGAATACAAGAACATACCCGGCGGCGGTGTGTTGCTTATCTTCACGAATGAAAAAACAGGTGAAACGCACTCCAAAACGTACAAAACAAAGGCCGCCGCAAAAGCACAAGAGACCCGGATCACGAAAAAGTTGATCCGAATTTACAAAAACGTGCAATGAACCGTACCCCGGCCCGTCCGGGGTATCATTGATTGCATGGCGAAAGCTAAAAAACAAAGCAATCAAGGAAAGGGGAAAGAAAAATGGAAAGCAAGCTTATGGAGAAAAAAGCAGTTCTGGATGTCATTGAAGACATGATGGGCGGCGTTCACTGGACGCAGGAAAGCAAGCAAAAGGCTATAGAGGACTGGAAGGCCCTGAAAAAAGCGTCTGAAGATGCCGGGGAAGAAGTAGACCCGGACTGCTGGAACGCACAACAGGCCCGGAACGCTGAAGTATGGCTGAACGCTCTGGAGACCGTCAAAAAGCATCTTGAAAAGCTTATCTGAGCAGAGTGGCCCCGCCCCGGCGGGGTTAATGCGGCTAAAGGTGGTCACAAGCCCCACCGCAAAAGGAAAAGAGGAGGAAAAGAAAATGAGTACAAACGAAAAGCACATCCCGGTGGTCGGTGAAAAGTTGTATCTGTATACGCCTTGCAATAACTATTGGGTGGCGATGGTCAGGAAACCGTTCACGGTCGAAACCATCAACAAAAACAAAACAGCGGTGGTCATCCGAGCGGCCCGGCCCGTGTTCTATGGCCCTGTCTACTATGACACCCTCCCGGATAAAATCGTGGATGACCCGGCGGGAAAAACGATGACCCTAAGATGGTCAGAGAAAAAACACCGTTGGCAGGAGTCCCCGGCTGGAAGCTATCCACGGGTCGCTGTGTTCGGGGATTGGGACTATCAGCCCTACCTGAACTAAAACAAAAAGCAATGAACCGTGCCCACCAAAAACCCGGTGGGCATCATTGATTGCTTTGAAAAAAGTGGTCAGAAAAAGAGAAAGGGGAAAGAAAAAAATGTGGAGAGTTGTTATCAGATTTATGAGTGGCAGCAGGAAGACGCTTGGCACGTTCGGCAGCTACTGGGCCGCAGACGATTTTGCCCGGTATCCAGAAAACTTCACGGATATGCCGTTCGGCGTTGTTGCTATTGAAAAAGATAGGTGATCGCCATGGCAGAAGAAAAAAAGCGCATCCAAGAGGTGCTGGAAGCCCTTTACACCCTGTTCCTCATGCTGGTATCCGTTGAGTGGTGAAAAGAAAAAGTCGAAACCGTCCCCCTTTCCTTGGGGTTGACGGTCTGCCGGGGATGGCCTCCCGGTACTGATGAGACAGGCTGAGAAAAAGAAAGGGGAATGAAAACAATGGGACAGTATTATGTGATCGCAAACATGGACAAAATGGAGTACCTGCATCCGCATCGCTACGACAACGGCATGAAGCTGATGGAATGGAGCTACAAAAACAACTATCTGGTGAACACGCTGTTGAACCTTCTGAAAAACAAGTGGAAGGGTGACCGGGTTTATGTCATCGGAGACTATGCGGATCTGACCATCTACGGGAAAAATGATCTCCAATGGCACAGCACTCTGGAAAAGCTGGTCTCTGAGTTCGGTGTGTATGATGGTGACTATGAGAATCACCCGCACACTTACAGCATCTTCACGATCATCGTAGAAACCTTCAAGCACATCGGGAAGGTAAAAACAAGAGCGGAAAAGACGAACGCACGGTATCTGTACAACCACGCAAAAAAGCAGGTGGTCGATCTGGAAGATTGCAAAGCAGATAAATGGGGATACACCATCGCCCCGATCTCGCTCCTGCTGGCTATGGGAAACGACAGAGGCGGCGGTGACTTCCATGAGGGGTGCGCTGGCTTTGAGCATGTCGGGGAGTGGGTAAGTACCTCAGCTTCCATCGAAGTCACGGAAAAACCGCTGGCCGGCTGCGAGGACTATGAAAAATTCGTCCCCGGATTCTCAGAAGATTGAAAGGAGGAAAAAGCATGAACAAGCAGAGAAGAAAAGAGCTGGACACCATCTACCGAAAAATCGAGAATCTATTGCAGGATCTTGAGACCGTGTGCGGAGAGGAGCAGGATGCCTATGACAACATCCCGGAGAACCTTCAGGACTCCGAGCGTGGCGAGACGATGTATAACGCCATAGACAACATGGAATCGGCCCTGTCCAGTCTGGAAGAGGCGATGGACTACATACAGGAGGCGGTATAAATGAAGATCATCTACTATGACGGGCACACCGAGACATGTGACAAGATCGAGTTCTCCAATGACGGCAAAAAGATCATCTTGGACGATTGCGTGGGCAGGCCCATCCTATAGATCCTTCGCATCATTGACAAGAAATAAAGCCGAAACGGCCTCCGGGCCGTCCACCCGAACCGCCCCACGGGTGCTGACGATGGCAGGGCAGAAAGGGAAGTTGATGAAATACAAGGTAACATACGACATAAGGATCGACCGCCGATACATTGACGATCCTTCAGTAAGGTGGGGCTATGCGCAGCGCAGCGTGGTCATAGATGCCGAAAACGCCAAGGCAGCCTGCGACTTTATAAAGGATCAACACATTAAAAGTTGGAACGAAATCTATCGGTGCGGGAACGGGTGTAAGAGGAAGCAAGCAGACATAATAGTCCCCCGCCCATATCACGTAAAAGCAGAAAAGATGAAGTGAAAGGAGAAAACCATGAAGTACAATCTGCAAGGAATCATGACCCATGCTTGGACGCTTCACCGAAAATTCGGGATCACCTTCTCTGAGGCGTTGCACCGTGGATGGCTGTCAGAAAAAGCGTATCCTATAAACGCCCAGCGCATCAAAGACGCTCAGACTGCCGCCGGGATCAGCGAAGAATGCAACACATGGTACGTGTGGAAAGTGCGTGGGTTTGAGGTACAGCACGGAAGCAAAGCCCTGTTCGGTGCAAGGCTCATCTGGGGCAGCCGTGGGGATGGTGCTGTCTACGAAGCCCGTTTCTTCGGGGCCTCTCAGGTGCGGGAGGTGGTGTAGCATGAAAAAGATCAGAGACTACCCTTGGGTGAATGAAGATGACGGGGCCGCCGGTTGCCATCAGAACACCACGTTCAAGCTGACCGAGCAGGAACTTGGCCGGCTGGAGGAGGACGAAAAAGAGGGCCGCTTCTGGGAAGGGTGCATGGAGTTCCTTGGCCTCTATGAGTGGTATCAAGGCCCCGGAGGCCGCTTTGAACGATACTACTTCCGCCTCACGAAAAAGAAACGGTATCTGACCGTGACCTACTACGTTGGGCTGGACATCTGAAAGGAGGAGCATCATGAAACAGTACATTGTAACTTGGGATACGAAAGAAAACAGGCGAGAGTATCCCCACAAGCAGACCTTCAGGGCAGAAAACGCCAAAGCGGCCCGGAAGGAGTTTGATCGCTGGTACGGGCAGAAAATCATGCGCCACCCGTTCAACCACTACCCACACCCGTTCCACATCAAAGTGACTCTTGACCGGGAGGCTGGCGAAGAGTAGAATGGAGGCAACAAGAGCGATGGAGGAGAAGGAGATGGCCCGTGTACTGACGGATGAACAAAAGAAAAAGTATCAGGCTACAAAGGAGCGGTGGAAAGCAGAACACACGATCATCTTCTCCACCCGGCTCCAGTACAACACCGATGCCGACATCATCGAAAAGCTGGAGGCGGCTGAGAGCCGTCAGGGGGAGCTGAAGAGGCTGGTACGCCTCGGCATCGCCTACGAACAGCAAGGCGGCAGCGCCCCGGCTCCCGCCACAGCTGCCCCGGCTCCTGATAAGGAGATCCAGCGGTTGGCCCGTGTGGGTGCCGAGTATGAGGATATGTTGCGGCGGGGCTGGGTGATGGTAGAGCCTGAGAAGCAGGAAGAGAACACCAGCAGCACCATCCAAGAGGCGATAGAAAACCTTCGCCGGGGGATGGAGGAGCGGAGAGCGAAAACAGATAAAACCGAATAACAAAAACCACTATTTATGAGGGGGAGTCGCACAGGCTCCCTCTTAATTTTTGAGGAGGAGAAAACCATGTATATCGAAACGGAGTATTTCCTGTCCTGCAAGAAGGCTGGGAAGGTAAAGAAAACAGACAAGATGGCGGCATTCCGCAACGGCCTGTGCCACCTGACCCGCCGCCTGTGGTACAACAATGATAACCATAGGTTTTATGTGATGCTGGGAGGAGAAGCATACCCGGCCCGGTTGTCAAGCAATAGCGAACTGTACTATGACCTTTGGGACACGGTGACCGTCTATATTTGATGAGGTGTGAGCAATGTACATCGAATCCCTTAAGATCAAAAAGAACAAAGAATTGAAACCCTGTCCCTTCTGTGGGAGTGATGAGATCGTCCTTGAGTGGTACATCCATCACGCTGACCAGCGCCGGGTGCGTTGCCTGTGTACCAACTGCATGGCGATGGTCGATGCCGGGTGGTGGCAGAACGAGCGGCAGCCGATCCAAGCGTGGAACACGAGAGTGACCGAGTGACCAACAACAGAAAAGAAATACATGACCCCTTGCGGAGCAATCCGTGAGGGGTCTTTTTTTATTGCCTTGAAAACGAAGCAAAACGATTGCATAAAACAGAAACGAAACGCCTAAAAACGATTAACGAAATGCATAGGAAACGATGCGGAACGATTGCGTTTTGAAATATTCATGCGGTCAATGCTGTCAAACCATGCGGTCAAAGCAAAGCAAACAATGAAGAAATGCCCACGGAATCTATGCTTTCTGAAGGCAGGTTGATTGGAGAGATACATATCGTTCCTAAGGAATAAGTGAATCGTTAAAATGACGCTATAGCGTGATATTTGGCACTTTTTGGGATCATTTCTGCAATCGTTTTTCTTTACGTTAATCGTTAAAATGTAGTCATTCTGGGACTTTTATGCTGTCAGCCAATGCGGTCAAAAATGCGGTCAGAAAAAACGATTACAGTATACAGAAAAACGCTTGCATTATGCACACTTTTCCCACCGTTATTTTCGCAAATAAATACCGCATAATACCCATCGTTTCCGGGCGTTATGCGGTCAGAAAAATGCTTTATCGTTGTTCGTTCCTGCTGTCAGAGGGCCTCAGAGATGAATCCGTTCATGCGCTCCACGGACTCCTCATGCTTCTCAGCTGACAGCTTGGTGTAGATCTTGAGGGTGGTCATCACGTTGCTGTGGCCCATCCACTTGGCTGTGGTCTGGACATCCACCCCGGCATCGTAGCACATGGTGGCGAAGGTATCCCGGAGGTCATGACAGCGGAAGGTGATGTCCTCCCCGGTGCGATCCTTCAGCATCTTCGTAAAGGACTCCAGTGCGCTCAGAATCGTCTGCTCCGACCACAGGCTACCGTCTTCCCTCGGAAAAACCAATGCCCCGCTACGGCTCTTGTAGGCCCTCTGGAGAGGCAGTTTGAGGGCGGCGAAGATTGGAATATCCCTGACGGAGTTCTCGGTCTTGGTGGCCTTCTCCCGGCCTGTGCGGACATCCATTGCGTGGGTGATGTGAATGACCCCGGCGGTCAGGTCAACGTCTTCCCACCTCAGAGAAAAACATTCCTGCTTGCGGAGTCCTGCCCACATCATCAGCATTGCCGGGAGGCCGAAGCGGTGGCCCTGATAGTTGTCGGCGATCAACTGGGCCTCATGCCGGGTCAGGGCCTTGTGGCCTTCGTAGGTTCCCTTCACGTTGGGCAGCTTGACAGCCGGGTCTACGTTGATGATGCCGTTGTCCTTGGCGGCTGAAAAAATACTCCGCAGTACCATCTTGCGGTTCTGGATCGCCCCCTTGCTTGCCCCGGAAAAAGAGTTGACGATCTCGGAGAGGTGAGCGGCCCGGACTTCAGCGACCCTCATGCTGCCAAGGGTGATCCCGGTCTTGAAGGTGTACTCGCACAGGCCCTTGACGGTTGACAAGTACCAGCGCCGTGAGGACGGCTCCAGACTTCCCTTGTAGGAATCCATCCACTTCTCGGCCCACTTCGCCACGGTGATCCTGCCGTCCAGTTTCTCGCCTTCCGTCAGGTCAGGGTGCAGCTTGACCCACTCGGCCTTCTTCAACTCAGCTTCGTGCCGGGAGACGGTGCTATAAAAATACTTGCGCTTGCCATCTGCCAGAGACAGGCTCACAGCGTACCGTCCGTCCTCACGCTTCTTTGCCTTTGCCATCGTGCTACCTCCTCTTGCTATCTTTACAAAAATGTTGTCTAATTTAGAAAAATGTAAAGATTATGATTTTTCAACTTCTTGTACCGGCTGACCGTTATACAAATCATCCCGGCTCAGATGCCGCAGTTCGTGTGCAAGTGCTTCGGCCTTCGCCTTCTCGGAGAGGTACTCATTGATAAGAATCAACTCCCCATCTGGCACAGCCTTTATCAGGCCCTTCACCCGCCCCGGAAGCGGGACTACGTTCACATAGACATCGGCGTTCACAAGGTATTCACACATCGCTTTGTCTCACCTCCTGCCCTTATCATAGCAGGACTCCCTTAAAAAACAATGCCGTTTAAGGGACAGTTTACTCATACTCCTTATTGATCTTCTTGGCGATAGAGATGAGCATCCGCATATCATCCTTGTTCAGGCCAGCGGAAGCGGACAGGAGCATCCTCAACTCAGGATCGGAGCGCAGCTGCTCCAGCATCTTTTCCTCCTGCTGCTTGTTCTCCCAATAAGAAGTATCTTCTTCCCATCCCATCAGGTAGGCCGGGGACACGCCGTAGATTCTGGCGAGGGCAACGAGGTTGTCGTAAGGAATCGCTCCGATCACGCCTGTCTCATATCTGGACATCGTCTGGCGGCTAATGCCAAGTTCCTTCGCTACGGACTCCAGCGATCTCCCGGACTCAAGTCTTAGTCTTCTGATTACTTCACCAATGCTCATTGCTCTCAACCTCCTTTCGATTCCTATTATAACACAAGTTGCGAAGAATGCAACAACTTTTTTTCAAATTTCTCAAAAAAGGTACTTGACACGCACCAATGGTGGTGGTATAGTATGGTACGTAGGGTGCAACAAACCCACACCACTTATAGAGAGGAGGACGCCAATGGTCAACAGCAGGAAGCTAATCGGCCTGATCGCAGAGAACGGTCTGACCCGGCATTATGTAGCAGATAAGCTTGGAATTACGGACAACACGCTGCGGAGAAAGCTGATTAAGGGAAAGTTCGATTCTGACGAGATGTATCAGTTGGTGAAGCTACTGAACATCACCGACCCAGCACCAATTTTTTTTGCCGATGATGGTGCATGATACGTACCAAACCTATTACAAGAAAGGAGCAAAGAGGAGTAAACGATGGCAAGGACAGCAAACCATTCTGCGGAGGACACGAACCTCCTGCGGATACTGAAGGAGAAGGCCGACCAGTTCGGTGAGGCCGAGGTGAAGAAGCAGGACATTGCTCTGGAGTACGGCATCAGTAACGCCGCCATCACGAAGAGCATGGGCAGGCTTAAGGAGAAGGGGTACATCGACTTTGAGTTCACGAACCGGGGACGGGCGGGTAGCTACTACCGGGTGTGGCTGGTCGATCAGAACAAGGTCGAGGTCAAGGACGAGGAGCCTGTCATAGAGGAGCCGAAACTGCGGGTCTGCAAGTGCTGCGGGAGCAAGGCCCTGAACGAGAACGCCCGGTTCTGCTGGAACTGCGGCGCGACCCTGTTGACGGAGCAGGAGCAGTTGAGCGAACAGCTAAACTCCCTGATGCCGAAGGTGGCCCGGAGCATCACGGATGCAGCGGTCAGTAACGAACTATTTCAGATCATCGCCAAGCTGCGGAGGCTGGCATTTAAGGAGGAGGTAGCATGAGCAAGTTCAAGGCAGGAGACAAGGTGGTCTTCAATAAGGAGAAGGCTCTCAGTGACGTATACACACTTGCACCCGGAACGGGTTTAGGTTTATGGATTGGTTCAGTCCCGAAAGGGCCGCTCACGGTTCATAGCGTCTCTGACAATAGTGTGACGATGGAAGAGTGTCCCTTCTGGTTCTCGCCAGATTGGCTTGAGAAGTGCGAAGAGCCTGTGCGGGTGGAAATGTTCAAGGTCGGGGACAAGGTGAAGTTCGTCAAGAGTCGTGTCTGTACTCCTAATTCATGGACGAGATTCGTGGACGAGGACAAGGTCTACACCGTTGATAAGGTATCGGAAAACGGTAGAACCATCATGCTGAAGGATGGCGGCTTTAACTTCCGCTACTCCCCCGACTGGCTGGATAAGGTCGAGGAAGGGAAGTGCAAGGTCAAGGTCAGCGAAGGCCGCATCAAGGATGTCAAGTTCAGCGACCCCGCCACCATCGTGTTCTGGACGGACGGAACGAAGACCGTGGTCAAGTGCAGGAAGGGTGACAAGTTCGACCCGGTGGAGGGCATCGCAATGGCCTGTGCGAAGAAGCTGCTCGGCAACGAAGACGGCTACCACAGGGAGATCGCCAAGTACACCAAGACGGCGATGAAGGACGAGTCGGCGCTGATGGACACGGAAAAACTGAGGAGTTTCGTGTCGAAGACTTGCAGTTCCTTTGACGGATGTACGGATTGCCCGTGCCGCATCTCAAATGGCGGTAAGTGCTTCATCATCTCACTTGCGGACAGGGAACAGCTGTCGATTATGTACAGGCAGTTCCTTGACGCCGGGAAGCTTTGGAAGGAGGAGAGCAATGCCTGATGTGATGATTACCTACTCCCAGCACGTCTGCCGGGTGGTATCCACGGTCTTCGGTGCGGTGCTGGTTGGCATCTGCGGGGTCATCCTCTTCTTCCAAGCCTGTCGCTGGATCAATCACGCACTTGACAATCGTCAGTACCGACTGGAGACCGAGCGGAAGGAGCGGCTGGAGAAGGCACGGCATGAGACTATCGCCGAGAGGGAAGGCTGGAGGCAGCACGATGAGATGCTGGTATCGGCCCTCGCCGGGTACGCCAAGGAGAACTACCAGTACCGCAAGTTCTTGGCGAAGACCAAGGTGACGGATGTGTTCACCAAGTGGGTGGCTGACGGAGGAGATGAGGATGATGACGCCTGACGCCTACAGATGCGACTTCTGCGGGGCCGAGTACGAACCAGCCGAGTTCTATGAGTACTGCCATTCGGATGGGCTGGGCCAGCTGGAGTTCAGATGCTCCTGCGGCTCCCATGAGTACACCCCGCTCATCCAGTGTCAGTTCTGCCACGACAGCCAAGACCCGATGAGGAACAAGCGGCTCCGCTGGTGGCGGGTGTGCGATGATTGCCTCGGTGCGATTGTCGCTGAGTACAACAGTGCAATGGACGGGATCGCCGAGGACTACCGCAAGATACTGGAACAAATCTACGACATAAGACCTATCAACATGGAGGAGGAGTAAAAATGGCAATCAAGAAGAATACTGAACTGCAATTCTCTGAAAAAGCATTCACCATCGTGCTGGCTGGCCCACCGGGGGTAGGGAAATCCACCATCGCCCTGTCCGCTCCCAAGCCGCTCCTGTTCGACTTCGACAAAGGCATCGCCAGAGTCCGGGCCGAGCATCGGCAGCTGACGGCAGAGGAGGACAGCTACGATGAGTTCCTCGCCGACCTTGAGTCCGATGAGTACAAGGAGTGCGAGACCGTCATCCTCGACACCGGCGGCTCTCTGGTTCAGCTGATGCAACCGTGGGCAAGGGCCACCGATCAGAAGGCCGCACGGGACGGACGGGCCATGTTTGGGGTCATTAAGTCGGAGTTCCTGCGGCTCACGGCCCAGCTTCGTGGGGACGGCAAGAACGTGGTCATCATCTTCCATACCACCGAAGTGCAGAAGGGTGACACGGTCATGACCCGGCTCTCCTGCGAAGGCTCGGTCAAGGACATCGTCTGGACACCCGCCGACCTTGGCGGCACGATCTCCATCCGGGGCAAGAAGCGCATCATCAACTTCTCCCCGACCGAGGAGTCCTTCGGCAAGGGTTGCTACGGCATCCGGGGTGAGATCGAGATCCCGGAACTGGCGGCTGGGGTTCCCAACAAGTTCCTGTCCGACCTATTCGACAAGGCCCGTGCGAACATCGCCAAGGAACAGGCCGAGTTCGGCTCCATGAAGATGGTCTACGATGAGACTCTCGCGCAGGGGTCTGCCATCATCGGTGCTATCAAGGACGCTGAGACGGCTACGGCGGCTGTGGCGAAGCTGGGCAACCTCAAACACGCTCTGACCAGCAAGGCCGAGTTGAGCGGCAAGCTTCAGGCCAAGACGAAGGAACTGGGTCTCAAGTGGGACAAGACGGTGAGTGCCTATGTCGCTGCTTAGAATCACGCACAGCCTGTTGGCAAGCTATATGTACGCTACCGACAGCGAGTCCCCGGACAACGCATATGACCGCTTCCTGCGGGTGCTGAACCGGGGGAAAGAGCCTGACACGCCAGCCATGAAGGAGGGGCGGCGCTTTGAGGACGAGGTCACGAAGGTCATCGGCGGCGGGGTGAGCGAGGACGGTTTCGCCACGGAGTTCGGCAGATTGCTGGACGGCGCTACCCCGCAAGTCCGGGCAGAGAAGGTGCTTCATGTGAGCGGTCTCGATTGGAATCTGGTGGGCGTGGCTGACTTCATCCGGGCCGGGACGATCTACGACACGAAGCGGGTCACACGGTATGAGTACGGCAAGTACCAGCGCTCCACCCAGCACCCGGCCTACTTCCGTCTGTTCCCTGAGGCCAACAACTTCATCTACCTCATCCATGACGGCAAGTACAACTACCAAGAGCAGTACCTCCGGGCCGACACAGCGCCCATCGAACCCTACATCATGATCTTCTATGAGTTCCTGAAGACCAACAAACTCTTTACCTTGTATCAAGAAAAATGGGAGGAAAAGTAAAGATATGAGTTTCTACGGCAAAGCAAGCAAGCCCAAGTTTGAGTCCAAGATCATCCCCGCCGGTGACTATGAGTGCCGTGTGGTGAGCGCCCTTGAGCGGGTGAATGACGAAGGTCAGGCTTTCATTGAATTCCAGTTCAAAGTCCGTGATGACGTGGAGCAGAACTGCAAGGGCAGCATCATCAAGAAGCGCTTCAAGACCGATGCCAACGGCAACTACAAGGTCAACAAGATCAACGAGTTCGCCTTCGCCTGTGGCATTGAGGAGGGGACGGACTACCAGCTGGAAGAACTGGCGGGTGCGTGTGTTATCGTCCATATCTCCTGCTTCACCGATCAGGACACCGGGAAGAAGGTCGGCTACGTTGCCTACCTGAACGAGAGCAAGGTCGGAGACACGGCCCAGCCACTCGACCCTGACGGCCTTGAGTCCATCTCCACGGACGATATTCCCTTCTGATGGGTACGGACAAGGAGATCAAACGGGCGGTGGACTCTATGGTGATCCTCGTTGACACCAGAGAGCAGGACACCGAGCAACTGGCCCAGCGTCTCGCAATGCTGTGTCACCAGTACCGCCGGGAGGCCCTCGATGCGGCTGACTACATGGTCGAGTACCAGACAGCCGAAGGAACCACCGTCCGTCTCCCTGTCGCTATCGAGCGGAAGATGAGCCTTGACGAACTCGCAACGTGCTTCACCTCGGAGCGGGATCGCTTTCAGGCTGAGATGGAGCGGCTTCTGAAGGCCGGGATCAAGACCTACCTACTGGTCGAGAAGGCAACATGGAAGAAGATATACCACAAGGATTATCGAAGCATGGTGCCTGTCAACTCGTTCATGGGATCGCTCCTGTGGTGGTCGGTGCATTACGACTTCCACATCATCTTCTGCGAACAGGCGTATAGCGGATGGCTGATAGGGAAGATTCTACAATACGAAGTCTGTGAAGACGCAAGAAGGAGGTTTAATGATTCACATCAAGGATAACTACTACATCGACTCGGATGCCTACCAGTTCATTCTGAAGCAGGATATGCACCGGGTGGACAAGGAAGGGAAGCCCATCTTCGACTACCTCGGCTACTATGCCACGGTCGAACAGGCGCTCCGGGGATACCTGAAGACGGAGATGCGTGGGTACGCCAGCAAGCCTGACATCGAGATCGGCGAAGCGCTCGACTACTTTGAGCAGATGATGAAGGAACTGGAGGAGCGGTGCAACCAAGGCAGGATGCTCCTTGAACTTGATGAGACCCTACGCAAGACGGAGGTGAAGTGATGGCAGAAAAACGGTACTACTGGCTGAAGTTCCACTCGGACTTCTTCGATTCTAAGCGCATCAAGAAGCTTCGCAAGATGGCTGGCGGCGATACCTACACCATCATCTATCTCAAGATGCAACTGAAAGCGCTGAAGTCGGACGGGATCTTGGAGTTCACCGGGGTTGAGGATGACTTCGCCAGTGAACTTGCCCTCGATCTGGATGAGAACGTGGAAGATGTCAAGATGACGCTCATGTTCCTGCTCCAGTACGGGATGTGCGAATGCTCAGACAACACGCACTATCTTCTGCCCTACGTCATCGAGAACACGGGGTCTGAGACGGCCTCTACTCAGCGGGTGCGTGACTACCGTGAACGGCAGAAAGCGTTACAATGTAACGCCGATGTAACTGATGTGAAACGCATCGGTAACGTAGAGAAAGAGATAGAGAAAGAGAAAGAGATAGAGGTAGAGAAGAGTAAGAATACTCTTGCTCACCCGAAGGTGAGCGGTGTGGTTGAGGAGACCCCCTTCGACATCTTCTGGAAGGCTTATCCGAGGAAGACGGGGAAGGGTGATGCCCGGAAGAAGTTCGCCAAGGCTCTCACCAAGACCTCATTTGAGAACATCATGGCGGCGCTGGGGAAGGTCAAGGCCTCGGCACAATGGCAGAAGGATGACGGTCAGTTCGTCCCATACCCAGCCACATGGCTCAATCAGGAGCGCTGGGATGACGAGGTGGGGCAGAGCGCTGACGGGCTGGACAACTTGAGGCGCTTGTACGCATTAGCGAAGGAGGAGGAAGAGAATGACCAAGAGTGAGACCGTGCAGCTGTTCGTCATCATCAAGTCCCTGTTCCCACGGGACGAGGCTTTCAGGAACGCGACCCCAGACATGGTGAGCGCTTGGACAGAGATGCTGGCTGACATCCCATTCGACCACGCCAAGGCCGCTGTCAAGGCCGCAGTTGCCACCAGCCCCTTCCCGCCGTCCATTTCCGAGATCCGTGACTACGCAACCCGGCTCACCGCCCCCAAGCGCCTGACCGCTGACGAGGCGTGGGGCATCGCACAGGATGTCATCCGCAACTACGGGACACGGACGGTCTTGAAGGAGGGGTGCGAGGAGAAGCCCCCGGAGTACTCGGATGCGACCGTGGACGTCATCACCTATCGTTGCGTGAAGCGCCAGCCATCGGTGCGGGAGTACGAAGCGAAGCGCCACTGCCCCCCGGAGGTGTGGGAGATGCTGGAGCGGCTGGGGTACGCCGACTGTGTGCGGAGCGACAACCCGGACGTGGTGCGGGGCCAGTTCATGAAGTACTGGGCCGGTCACGATGCCGAGAAGAAGGAGGAGCGGGTGCTGGGCATCGTCCCTGAGATCCTGAAGGCCATCACGGGTGACAACTGGTTGCTGCTGGAGGGGGAGTGAGATGGGAAAGAGACCGTGTACCCCGGAACAGCGGGAACGCATCCGTCAACAGAAGCGAAGCTGGTGGGCGAGGCTCACGGAAGAGAAGAAGGAGGAGATCAACGAAAAGAAGCGGCAAGGCTACTGGGCGGCACGGAGTCAATGCCCTTCCAACATCAAGAACAACACGAAGCAGACGCTGTGTTGGAGTTGTCAGAGGGCCGTTAAAGAGTGTCCGTGGAGCGCCAACTTTGAGCCTGTCGAGGGCTGGGATGCCGAGCCAACCTTGGTCATGGCAGACTACCGACCCCTCCCCAGCTTCCACGTTAAGGCTTGCCCACTGTTTGAACCAGACCCATGAGGAGGACGAGAGATGGCAAAGCAATGTGAACCCTGTTACTTCCTGTTTCACGGCGTGAGGGATACCTTCTGCCGGGGGACAACGATAAGGAAATGCCCCGACCCAGCGACCAGCTGCCCCTTCTACAAGAGCAAGGCAATGCAGGAACAATCGCTTCAAAGGGCGAGGCTGAACTTCAAGAAGCGCTACGGTTACGATGGCTACGGCACTTTCAAGTACACCGAGAACTATACGGAGGACGCACTGAATGGTAAAGGACTACTTGATGATGATGCTGGTGACGGTGCTGGCAGTGCACCTTTTCTGGATCGCACCTTTGTGTAGCGCAATCCGGGAGAGGCACAAGTTGGTCATGTATATGCAGAATGACGCAGATGAGAGGAGTGATGGCATAGATGGCAGCAGCGACCAAGAAACCCCCGATAGTGGAGTATGAGGTCTATGTCGATTGGGGAGACAAGTTCGTGTTCAAAGCGCAGAAGGGGAGCATCTTCATCTGCAACGGCGAGTGGATCGCGATCCCGAAT